TTTAATATCAAGTAATTTACAAAGTAATGTATTTGTTGCAGTAGCACAAAGCTCAACAACAGCAGCCTCATCAACCGATGGTATTACATGGACGCTACGTACTTTGCCAGTATTTGCAAGTTGGTATTCAGTAACCTACGGCAATGGAGTATTTGCTGCAACAACAATTACCTCAACCTCAGCAGCTTCATCAACTGATGGCATAACTTGGTCCTTAAGAACTTTGCCAGTATCTGCAGCTTGGTATTCAGTAACCTATGGCAATGGATTATTTGCTGCAATATCAGGTAACTCATCAGCAGCTTCATCAACTGATGGCATAACTTGGTCCTTAAGAACTTTGCCAGCAGCTTTAGGTTGGAATTCAGTAACTTATGGCAATGGAGTATTTGCTGTAGTTGTAATAGATTCAATTTCGGCAGCCTCATCAACTGATGGCATAACATGGACGCTACGCACTTTGCCAGCATCTGCAATTTGGACTTCAATAACTTATGGCAACGGAGTATTTGCTGCAGTAGCACAAAGCTCAACATCAGCAGCTTCATCAACTGATGGCATAACATGGACGCTACGCACTTTGCCATCATCTGCAAGTTGGTTTTCAGTAATTTATGGCAATGGAGTATTTGCTGCAGTAGCATATAGCTCAACCTCAGCAGCCTCATCAACTGATGGCATAACATGGACGCTACGCACTTTGCCAGCATTTGCAACTTGGCAATCAGTATCTTATAGTAATGGAGTATTTGTTGCAATAGCACAAAGCTCAACAACAGCAGCCTCATCAACCGATGGCATTACATGGTCTTTAAGAACTTTGCCAGCAAATGCATTTTGGAATTCAGTAACTTCAGCACCAATTCAATCTTCAATAAATTCTCAATCAATTCAAGGGCAAGTTATTAATTCAATTACAACTCCATCTTATACCGTAGGACCTTATGATAAATATATTATTTATAATAGTTCAAACCTTAGTTCTACTGGAATATTTGCTGCAGTATCACAAGTCTCATCAACAACAGCAGCTTCATCAACTGATGGCATAACATGGACTTTAAGAACTTTGCCAACAGCTGCAGGTTGGTATGCAATATCTGCAGGAAATGGAGTATTTATTGCATTAGGATCTAGTACAACCACAGCAGCCTCATCCTTCAACGGCACAACTTGGACTTTAAGAACTTTGCCAGTATCTACAAACTGGAAAAATTCAATTTATGGTAATGGATTATTTGTTGCGCCATCATTTGGTAACTCAACAACAGCAGTTTCATCAACTGATGGTATAACTTGGTCACTACGCACTATGCCAGCAGCACTAAACTGGTCTTCAATAACTTATGGTAATGGAGTATTTGCTGCAGTATCAAGCAACAACATCACAACAGCAGCCTCATCAACCGATGGCATAACATGGACTTTAACAACTTTACCAGTATCTGGCCTCTGGAGCTTAGCAACTTATGGTAATGGATTATTTGTTGCAGTAGCACAAAGCTCAACAACAGCAGCCTCATCAACTGATGGCATAACTTGGGCCTTACGTACTCTGCCAACAAATGCAATTTGGACATCAGCAGCTTATGGCAATGGAGTATTTGTTGTAGGAGGTGGAGCAAGTGGAACAACATCAACAGATGGAGTTACTTGGACTTTAAGAACTTTGGGTTTTATTTCACAGTCATTATCTTATGCCAATGGAATATTTGTTGGAATAGAATATAACTCAACAACAGCAGCCTCATCAACCAATGGCATAACATGGACTTTAAGAACTTTGCCAACATTGGCATATTGGACTGGAGTATCTTACGGCAACGGAATACTTGATGCAACAATAACTCTTCCAAATGCTGGTATATACCCAGGTCGGGAAATTACAATAAAATCTTTAGGCAATGGCAGTATAAATTCAAATTCTTCTAACGTAATTCCGCTTACATCAAATACGGCGGGAACTGCAATACTTTCTGGTGCAGGTAAGTTTGCCAGATTAGTTAGTGATGGATACAATTGGGTAATTGTCAGATCAAATTAAATATGCTACAATATACTAAACAACAAGGAGAAATAAATGTCAGCAAGATATGAAATAGAAGAAGGAACAAATGCAGTAATGGTATTTTATGGGGAGTCCCCGCAACCTTCTCTTTATCAACCAAATTGGCCAGGAGGGGATCCTTGGGCAGATATTGCAGAAGCAGAAACATGGGCAAAACTTTATATTGCATCAGTTACAGATGAGTCTGCTCCATACGCACCAAATCATCCAGGGGAAGAAGGCGCACCAAAGCCAACTCCAGAAGAAATTGCTGCAATGCAAGCCGAAATTGAAGCTCGTAAAAATCCTGCCCTTCCAAATGCTTAAATAGTTTTAATTAAACAAAGGATTTAAATGGAACACTATGACGTGTTGATTGCAACACCTGGATCCGTGTTAGAAGCACAATATGTAAAAAGTTTAGTTTTAACATTAGCCGAATGTGATAAACGTGGCATTTCTTATAAATGGCTTAATGCTTATTCTTCTTTAGTGCATCATGCACGGGAATTAACTGCATCGGGCGGTACTGGATTAGAATTAAATCCAGATCATAAAGGTCCTGTAGGAGATTCTGTAACATATAAAAAGATATTCTGGATAGATTCAGATATTGCATGGACACCAGAACAATTTTTTAAAATTTATGATTCTGAATATGATGTAATTGCAGGATGTTATTTGTTAGCAGATGGAATTACAACTACAATACATCCATGGGGTAATAATAATGGAATTCCCGTCAATGAAATTTTACAAATGAAAGAACCTTTAAAAGTACAAAGTATAGGGTTTGGATTTGTTGCAATGAAATCAGGAGTATTTGAAAAATTACCAAGACCCTGGTTTAAACATTTTGATCAAGCAGTAATGACATCTATGGGAAATCAAATTGTAGATTCTATAGGTGAAGACATATCTTGGTGTATTAAAGCATATCAGGCAGGAATAAATATTTATTTTGATCCCGCCGTTCTAGTCAATCATATGAAGAAAATGGAAATTAAATGGCCGAAGTAAAAAAGAAAAGTATTTATATAGCAACACCAATGTATAACTCTACATGTAGTGGGTATTATGCAAGAAGTCTAACAGATTTAGTAATCACATTATTACAAAATGGACATGAAGTACATTTTCAAGATGTATACAATTCCAGTTTAATAACAGAAGCTAGAAATTTTCTTACAGAAGATTTCCTTAGAAAAGGCTATGATTATATGTTATTTATAGATGCAGATCAAGGTTTTAATCCTATGGGTGTATTAAAAATGATTGAAGAAGATGAAGATGTTATTGCTGGTGTAGTCCCGCTTAAAATTATAAATTGGGATGGTGTACTACAAGCATCAAGGCAAGGTAAAATAGATTTACAAAATTATACAACTGCACATAATGTTGTTCCTTTAAATGATTTACAAGCAGACAGAAACAAAAAAATTGAAGTAAAATCAGCGGGGACAGGATTACTTCTTATAAGTCGTAAAGTATTTGAAATTTTAAAACCCCTAGTAAAAACATATAAATTTTCAGGTACACCTTGTTTAAATCTTAATCAAGGAGATTCTATTTCTAATTTTTGGGATTTGTACATTGATGATGATGGAAATAAATTTGGAGAAGATGTTAATTTTTGTAAACTTTGGCGGGGAACTGGCGGAAAAGTTTATACAACATTTTGGCCACAAGCTACACACATAGGAAATCACGTATATCGTTAATGAATTTAGTTCAAAGATCTGTTGAAAAAGGTGGAAAATTAGCCTATATATCAGTAAAAATGGCATTGAATTGTTCACTTTTTAAGAATTAGATGGTATTATTGGCATATGAGCAAAATGAAAGTAACACCTATTGATGAGGTAAATTGGGGTCTATACGCCTGGATGATGCCAGATGAAACACTTGTTATGGATGAAGAAGGTGGATATTTAAGTATTCCTTCTATGAAAGGCGATATCCGTCAAATAAAAAAACTTAAAGATGCAGCAAAGCACTACGGCTTAGAGGATGGTCATCCAGTATTTTTTGCGGGGCATAGACCAGTAGACAATGAAGAACTTGAAACGCAAAAACAAAGAATGGAATTGGGTCTTGTACCAGATGTTATGGACACTCCAGCAATGCTTGAATATTATAAAGAAATGAAAGAGATGAAAATTGGCTAATTTAACTATAGATGACAGTATTGACGATGATGAGAGTGGAATTACAGTTAAGTTAGATGCTCCATCTCATACAGTAGAGCATGATTTTAATGATCCATTTAATGCTCCGTGGGAAGATATTAGAAAAGCAGAAGGTTTAAGTCCTAATTTTCGCAGACAAGCATCAAGACTTGAAAAGTCATTTGTGGGGCAGGGTGATGCAAAATCTAAAAAGCTTGATCCACTTGATTTAACAGGTTATTCTTTATTCCAAATTGTTCAACCACCATACAATGTTCTTTACTTAGCACAATTATATGATGTGTCTCCATATCATCATTCTGCTGTTAATGCTAAAGCAGCAAATGTCGTGGGTTTAGGATATAAATTTGAAAATACATGGAGCACAACTTCTAAAATTGAAGAAGTTATGGATACTCCAAAAAAACTTGATAAGCTACGTTCAAAAATTGAGGGGTTAAAAGAACAGTTAAGAAACTATTTAGAATCACTTAATTCAGATGATTCATTTACAGAAACAATGAAAAAGATTTTTATTGATTTAGAATCAACTGGTAATGCATACATGGAAGTTGGTCGGATGACAAATGGAAAGATTGGTTATATTGGCCATGTTCCTACAACCACTATGCGTATCCGCCGTCATCGTGATGGTTTTGTACAAGTTGTTTATAACCGCTATACATTTTTTAGAAACTTTGGAGATACTGAAACTCCAGATCAAATAGGTACAGATCCACAACCAAATGAAATAATTCATTTTAAAGTATTTACTCCTTCAAATACATATTATGGAGTGCCAGATGTTCTTTCTGCAAAAAATGCAGTTGCAGGAGATGAATTTGCACAGCGTTTTAACTTAGATTATTTTGAAAATAAAGCTGTTCCACGTTATATTATTACAGTAAAGGGAGCAAAACTTACTGCTGATTCAGAGCGTAAATTGCTTGAATTTTTTCAAACAGGATTAAAGGGAAGAAATCATAGAACTCTTTATATTCCATTGCCTTCAGATGGAGAACAAGGTCGTGTTGAGTTTAATATGGAACCAATTGAAGCTGGTATTCAAGACTCATCATTTAGAAATTATGCTGTAGAAAATAGAGATCGTATTCTTCTTTCTCATCGGGTTCCAGTATCAAAGCTGGGAATGCCAGCAAATGTATCATTGGCAAATGCTAAAGATGCAGATAAAACATTTAAAGAACAAGTTTGTCGTCCACGTCAAGAAGAACTTGAGTTTAAAATTAATTTGATTATTAGAGAATTTACAGATGCATTTGTTTTAAGATTTAATGAACTTGCACTTACAGATGAAGAAACTCAATCACGAATTGATGATCGTTATCTTAAAGATCAAGTTATTACTCCTAACGAAGTTCGTCAACGTCGTGGAATGGCTCCCCTTGAAGGCGGAGATGCGGTTCTTGTTCTTAATCCAAAACAACTACAAGATGCAGCCTCTGATGCAAGTGGAAATAAAACTCGTGATCAAAATAGAACTTTAAATGCTCCAGATAAGATGGGAACTGCCCGTAATGCTAAGGGCGAAGGACGGCAAGAAGGAAATTAAAAATGGCAACAGGACTAGATGTTTTAAATGTTGCCAGAACACAAATAGGCTTTGTTGAAGGCCCAAATAATGAAAGTCCTTATGGAACATGGTTTGGAATCCCAAATCAACCTTATTGCGCTATGGGAATTAGTTGGTGTTTTGCACAAGTTGGTTTATCACATTTAGTTGCGGGACAAACAATAAAGGGATTTGCTTCTTGTCAAGTTGGGTTAAGTTGGTTTCAACGTCAAGGTAAAGTTGTAAACAAATTTCAAGGACAACCAGGAGATATTGTATTTTTTTCATTTTCAAATAACGGTCAGGCAGACCACGTAGAACTTCTTGAAGCGGCTTCTCCAAATGGAATAACAACTATTGGATTTAATACAAGCCCAGATCATGTAGATGGAAGCCAAAGCAATGGCGGTGGCTGTTATAGAAGACATAGGCCGTATTTAAATGTTATTGCAATAGTAAGACCAGCCTATCCAGTATTGCTTAAACCAACAATTGCAGTTTCTAAAACTAAAAAAGCAACTGCAGGTGTTGCAACAACTGGAGCTTTAGTTGCGGGAGCAACAGGAGCAGTAACAACTGGACCTACATCTAGTTCACCTACTCCCACCCCCAGCCCTACTGTATGGGCCGCACCACCGTTTCCAATAGATAAAACTTCTTTTATAATTGGTGCAAAAAGTGATGCAGTATTGGCAGTAGAAATGGCTTTAGCAAAATCGGGTTTATTGCCTACAGAATATGTTGATGCTTTAATGGATGCACACACTGTATCTGCTTTAAAGAAATATGAAATTAAAAACCCTAAACTTGGCATCAAAGATGGGTCTGTAAATCAAAAAGTTTATGATGCATTAAAGGCGACAATATGAAGTTAAAACATCATTTTAAGTTTAATATATCAGATGCAAAACAGCTTGGAATCGCTCTTATAAGCTCGTATGGAATGTGGGCAGCTACTGGGTTTCAAAAAAGCATTACAGGCTTAATGTATCCAATAATGGGGTTTGTTACTGGAGGTTTGGCTTCCCACCATAGCACCTCTAGTCCAAATATTTTGCCAGAAAATCATATTGAAACCCCTTATGTAAACAATATAAATGATGGAAATAAAGGGTCTCCAATGACAAATACAGAAATAAAAACATATGCTCCCGAAGTTGCGGATGTAAAAAAAGTCATTAAAATAAACAGCAATATTATAAAAAATATTAGTTAAAATTATGAGTTAGTTATAAATCCTGCTATTATTTATTTACATATGGATATTCAAAAAACTTATTGGTCAAACAGCGAATCATCTATGGCTCTGGCTTTTCCTATTTCTAAGGTTAATAAGGAAAAGAGAACAGTCTCAGGTTTTGCATCCCTGGACAATTTAGATCGTCATGGAGATATTGTAACATCAGAAGCAAACAAAAAAGCTTTTGAAAGATTTAGAGGAAATATTCGTGAAATGCACGGACCAGTGGCAGTTGGTAAAATGCTTAATTTTAAAGAAGACAATTTTTTTGATCCAGAAACAAATAAAAAATATAATGGTATTTATGTAACTGCTTATATTTCAAAGGGCGCCCAAGATGCTTGGGAAAAAGTTCTTGATGGAACATATTCAGGATTTTCAATTGGTGGAAATATTGTTGATGCTAAAATGGAAAAATCTGATGATGGTTCAAATAAAGATCGCAGAGTAATTCATGATTATGATTTACATGAACTATCGCTAGTAGATTCTCCAGCAAATCAACTTGCAAACTTTTTTTCTATTGAAAAAAATACAGATGGAAGTACTTTTGTAAAAGGTATGATTGCAGACGTTACATTAGAAAATGTTTTTTGGTGTAAGCAAGATGAAATTGCTTCAACATCAAATGCAACAACAAAAGACTGCGTTGTATGCGATGCACAAATGATTAATATTGGTTGGGTAGAACAAGCAGATATTGAAAAGTTTGAAGCAATTGAAAAAGTAATTGATTCTTATTTTAAGAAAGATGATGCGCCAACATCAGCACATGAAGCAACAGAGACAGCGTCTCCAGGTTTGGCGGGGAATGTAATTGATAGCAATGCTACAATTAATCTTTATCCCGATCAAAATAAAACAAAACAAAAAGTTACGTTTGATAACGGACTTAAAAAGAGTGATGATATTTCACTCACAGAAGGAGGTAACAAAATGGCAGAAGATACAAATGCAGCAATTGAGAAGTCAATTGATGTAGAGACTCCAGCCGAAGAAGTTTCAATTGTTTCCGAAACTCCAGATGCTACACTTGAAAAAGCTGTAGAAATTTCAGAGGTTGAAGATACACTTGATTTAACAAAGATGGTCACTGACCTCAAGACCTTCTTTGGTGAGTCTATTACAAAATCTAATGAGAACTATGCTACACACGCAGCAACAGTTCAAGATATGTACAACATTGTTAACGAAACTAGAGCTGAAATGGCTCGTTTGTCAAAGGGATATGAGGATATCTCAAAGTCAAATGAAGAAATCGTTGCAAAGTATGAAGCATTAAATAAGTCAGTAACTGATATGTTCGGAAAAATTGAGTATGTTGATCATGCTTTAAAGAACTTTGAAGCAGCTACTGCAGTACAGAAGTCCGTTGGGGTACAAGCTCCAATGGGTCAAACAAAACCAAAACAAAGTGTATGGCAAGGTGCTTTCCTCAGTGCTTCAAACATATAAAAAAATATAAAAAAACAAGGTGGTGAAATAATAAATGAGTAATGAACTTCTACAAAAAGTCATTGATACAACAAATCTTGGTTCTTCAGCTGTTAACGCTTCTGGCGATTCATCTAACCTCTCTGGTAATGGTTTACTATATCCAGATCAGGCTAATCGTTTCCTAGATTACATGTGGGATGCTACGATTCTTGCTAAGGCAGCTCGTACAATCCGTATGCGTTCAAACACAACCGAAATTGATCGTGTTGCAGTTGGACAACGTATCATGACAGTTGCACAGGAAGATAATCCACGTAATTTCGTGGCAAGTGGAGATAGCTATACAAATGCTAATTCTACAACTTTCTCTGCACAAAATGCAACATTCAACAAGGTTTCGCTTACTACTCGTAAGCTACGTCTTGACTGGGAACTTTCAGCAGAATCTCTAGAAGATAACGTTGAGGGTCCAGATCTTGAAGATCACATTGCACGTCTTATGGCTACCCAAGCTGGTAACGATATTGAGGATACCCTTATTAACGGTACTGGTTCTGGTAGTGGTTTGATGTCAGCATTTGCAGGCTTCCGTTCACTAGCATTAAGCAACGCACACGTTGTTGATGCTGCTGGATATGGACTTGACAAAACAATTTTCAACCAAGCAATTAAGACTTTGCCTCGTAAGTACAAGCAACGTCGTAACCAACTACGTTTCTTCACAGGATCTAACTTGGTACAGGACTACTTGTTCAACTTGACAGCCAACGCTGGTAACGGAAACCCATTTGATATCGCTTCAGGTATCATTCGTGGTGATGTTGCTGCTAACGATGGTGGTCCAGGCACAGTAACTCCGTTTGCCTTTGGCATTCCAGTTATCAACGTTCCTTTGATTGATGAGACTCGTGCGGGAGATTATTCTTCTCCTTCAGGATCACACGGTGATGTCCACTTGACATTCCCACAAAACTTCATTATTGGTATCAAGCGTGATGTAACAGTCTATCGTTTGTTCCAGCCAAAGAAGGACACAATTGAATACACTCTATTCATTCGTGTCGGTTGCGTAATGGAAAACTACGATGCACACGTTATCGTTAAAAACGTTAAGGTTGCAGGTTCAGTATCTAGCATTACATTTGGAACTCCATATAATGGTTCAAATGTAACTGGTGGAACTAACGGAAATACATACTAATTTTTAATTAGTTGCAAGCGTAAGGGAGATAGAAATATCTCCCTTACGTATTTTCTGATATAATAAACAATGACGAGAGGAAGTCAAATGTCATTTACAGATCTAAAAATTACAGAATTAAGAAAAGTTGCAGGTTCTTTTGCTATTGATGCTAAAGAATTAAAAACAAAACAAGAAATTATTGCAATTCTTGAAGAAGAAGGAATTAGCTATCAAATGTATGCTAAGTTTAATAAAGCTGAAAAAGAAGAAATTAAAGTTCCTGAAAATGAAAAGAAAAAGAGAGAGCAAAAAATTATGAAAACAGCAAATCAGATTTTAGTAAGAATGGTTAGAGATAATCATTCATATCAAACAGGTGGATATGAATTTACACAAGAACATCCATTTGTTGCCATGTCAGAAACAGATGCTCAAAGAATTTTTGATACTCAAGAGGGATTTCGCATAGCGACCCCTAGAGAAGCTCAAGAATACTACGCATAAAAAATAAATAGGGGGTGTTGTAATTGCAAACAATCAACACAAATAGTCAAGTAAAGATTTATCTGCGAGTATACAAAGATGGAGTTCTATCTCAAGTAGATTCTGCAACAAATCCTACTTTATCAATTTTTAATGCTGATAGCGATACAAATGCAATTACAAATTTTTCATCTTTAAATTCTATTAATGAAGCCCCTTCAGGAGTATATTCTTATCTTTTAACCCCCGCTATAACTAATATAAACAGAATCTTAGAAGTAAGATGGTCTTATATCATTGGCGGGGTTACAACAACTCAAACAGATTATTATCAAGTTGAAACTCCATATGCTACAATTTCAGAAGTTGTTGATTTTCTTCAATTTGGGTCAGATCCAGCAAGTTTAAATTATGTTGACCCAAACAGTATAATCAATGCAGAAAAAGTCGCCAGAACCATCGTAGAGGGCTATACAGGTATAAAATTTTATACATACTATGGAAGTCAAGAAGCTCATGCAATTGGCGCTAATACAATTCAATTAACAGAAAAAATGTTAACAGTTGATAAAATGTATGAAAATCAAATTCTTGTATATGATGGAACGCAAAACCCTGTATACGATACATTTGGTTACAATA